TTTTGAAGTCAAAATGTGAGGTTTTGTCGTCAAAAGCATTAAGTTTTTGGCATTTTTAGACCTCCATTTTTTACATAATTTGCTAATCATTGTATAACACTGTATTTGCTTATGTTTTTATGATATAATAAAAGTGTTAAGAAATGGCAAAACGACGGTTAGCATAACCGTCTCAAGAAGATTTAAAAATCAGTTATTAAGTGAAACTAAACGACTGAATAAGCCCGGCCTTGAGATTAGCTAATCTAGCTAAGCCTTGCGGGTTAGTCAGAGCGCGTTCTTGTTCGAACTGAGCTTCCATCATTAGTTGATGGCGAGCTTCAGCCAAGCGCGATTTAGCGCGATTGATATAGGTTCGCATAATATCAATTGTCTCGGCTAGCTTAGAAACCGCCCAGATCTTAGCAAACCACCTTGATGGATTCTTGACGCGACCAGATAGAGCCTGCTCCACTGATTGCTCAAACTCCTCGGGGTGGTTTTTTTGACGATTGCGAAACAACGGCAAATAACGGTCGTCCTTAATTAACGCCGATGCTTTACCAAGTCGCTCACGCATTACACGTACGCGCCAGTTGTCGAGTTTTATGTCCATAGACACCTCTCTCATTAAGTTAATATTGAGTAGAGGCAAATTAAAACCCCGTGCCGTCAATGTAAACATTACGACCCGAGACTCCAATAAATGTTTCGGTTGTGCACATAGTTTAGCAAGAAATTTGATAATGTCAAGACTTTTTAAAAATCTTGACAAAGTATGTTTTTTTGCTAGACTACTTGGCGCTATGGCACGACCGTCTAGATACAGTAAGGCGACAGCCGATAAAATCTTGGATAGAATCCGTAACGGAGAGACGATGACAAGAATCTGCTCCGATCCTGATATGCCCGCTCGGGCTACTGTTTATAAATGGTTGGCTAATCCTAAAAAATATCATGCTAATTATCTAGTTGAACAGCTACCTGATGCTTTTGAAATGAAGTGGGACAATCAATTCGATCGGCTAATTGAGCTAGCTGAAACATGTGACCCATTAGAAGTTCAGAAGATGCGCTTAGTGAGTGACAATATCAAATGGTGCTTAGCGCGAGCAATGCCGAAAAAATATGGCGATAAAATTGAGCTTGGCGGTAAGGTTGACGGTGATATCAAGATTAATATTACCAATTATTCTAATGTGCAAAAGGACAGTGCAAAATAATGGAGTTTACGATTCCGTTTAACTTCACCCCACGATGGTATCAGTTAGATTTTCTAAGAGCAATTGATAATGGTATAAAGCGAATTATCCTAGTGTGGCCTCGGCGACACGGTAAAGACAAGGCGTGTTTTAACGCTCTAATTAAAGAAGCGCTCAAAATACCGGGAAACTACTTCTATATTTTCCCAACTTATGCCCAGGGAAAGATTGCTCTATGGGATAACCTCGACAACGATGGGTTTCGCACTATTAATCACATACCAGACGGACTAATTAAACATAAAAACAACACTGAAATGAAAATCGAACTCATCAACGGCTCAACCATTAAGATTCTTGGCGCGACTAAGGTTGACTCAATCGTTGGATCTAACCCAAGAGGAATAGTATTCTCAGAATACTCACTTATTCACCCAATGGTTCTAGGCTATTTGTTGCCAATTATCCAGAATAACGGTGGTTTCTTCTGGATTAACTTTACGCCTCGGGGCGATAATCACGCCAAAGAGCTTTTCGATAAATATAAAGACAATCCAAACTGGTTCGTGCAAAGGTTAACTTCGAAAGAATGCGGAGTGTTAAGTGATGAAGAGCTAGAAAAAAACCGCCAAGACTATTTCATGATGTACAAAAGTTATGATTTGTTTGAACAGGAATTTAATACTAGCTTCCAGGCGCCATTAATGGGCGCTTACTTCGCTAATCACATTTCCGACTTAAATGCCAAAGGACAAATTAGAATTGTATCATATGACCCATCAGTGCCAGTTCATACTGCTTGGGACTTAGGTATTGGTGATTCAACAGCTATCTGGTTCTTCCAGCTAGTCGGTACAGAAATCCATGTAATAGATTATCTCGAAGAGTCTGGTCAAGGACTAGGTTATTACGTCAATGAAATCAATAGCCGTAACTTTGTTTATGGCAAGCATTATCTACCACACGATGGCAATGCGCGAGAGCTGCAAACCGGCATGAGTCGCAAAGATTTCCTCGCTAGACTAGGTTTAACTAATATTGAAGTGCTGGAATTAACCAGCTTGGAATCAGGTATTGAAAAAGTCCGTCAAGTACTACCGCGATGTTGGATTGACAAGGATAAGTGTGAGATGGGCATTCAGGCCTTAAAACAATACCATCGTAAGTTTATCGAGAAGCTCAAAAAATACGCCGATCATCCTGAGCATGATTGGTCTAGCCACGGCACTGATGCTTTTCGGCAATTAGCTTTTGCTGTTGATAAAATCAAAAATATTGCTACTCGAACAGATATACCTCGTCATTATGATTCAAAAATTAACTTCCGGAGGTCATATGGAGTACGGTAAGGTCATCACTGAAAAGAAAATCCATCGTGGTGAGACAACCAGCATAGTGCAACATTTTCAGGAAGATGTCCGAGTGAGTAATTATCAGCAAGTCGAAGCCGAAGTTTCTGAGTTAATTAAAATGGCTATGCGAGGCAAGGTTCAAACAGTAGGCTTTGCGTTAGAAATCTGTACTGACGGTACGCCACGCACCCTGACAAAAAAATACAGCAAAAAGATGCTTGATTAAACTTAAACTTTTTGCTAGACTAGTGGCGCGAAAAAGCAAGCGCCACGGCACATAAACCGACCGCTAAACTAATCAAGTGAAAGGTTTATCAGTCCGTGGCATTTTCTTATTTAGAAACATCCGAGAAGATTGTAGAGCAATATACCAATGCTCGGAATCTTATGGTTGATCGTTTTAAAGAATGGGACGAGGCAGAACGTATTGCTGATAATCGCCCACCTGATGGTTTAGCAGAAGATCAAGAAAAAATCACCGATAGCACAATATCTAGCTATATTATGCGTAAACCTCGTGAATTGGCGCGGGAGATTCCAGTAGGACGCGTGAGTCTGCCCGATAAGCCTGAAGAAGAGGACAAGCTGAGCGAGATATTGTATGTGAATATCCTACCACATGCTAATTCAGAAGGTGACCCGTTGCTCAAATATCAGCAGATGTTTGAAAACTGTTTTACTTATGGGTTTAGCGCAAGCTGGGCTTTTACAAAATTCGATGGCGACTATTATGGCGCGGATTTTATAGTACTTAGCCCTCGCAGTGTCATTCCGGAGCCTGGCAAGAAAAATGTTTTTGCTTGTAATTATGTTTTTGTGCGTCAAAGCTATAGCAAAAAAGACCTGGAAGCAATTATCGACAAAGAAAAACAACTAGCAAGGCTTTATGCGGAAGATAAAGATAGCAAAGAAGAGTATCAGGAAAAATGGAATACTGCTTTATTGCAGGAGCTAATTGATGAAGGCTCTGCCGGTAGTGATGATGATGCCAAATCAAGCACCGAGCGTAGGGAGAAAAAGTACTCAGATGAAATTGAATTAATCTGGTGTTTTCAACGAGGTTTAGGGGCTGACCAATTAGTCATCAACCCTAATGCCACGGAGACCGACAAGGTTATTATTCGTAAGATACCTAATCCCGATCCACGGGGCGAAATGCCTATTGATTTTATGGTGATTGACTCGTCACTTCGCAGGCAAACTGGCCGGTCAATTATTGACTTCGTTGGTGATACTCATCGATTACTTGAACGGCAGTTAGCGCGATATGAATTCAATCAAGATTTAAGGGCGCAACCGCCAATTGGTATCGGGGGCGACCTTACCGATATGGATATTGAGTCGTTTGTAATGGAACCTAGGGCTTGGTGGATGCTTGGCTCTAATCCGAACAATCGGGTTGAACCAATCAAGATCTCAAATAATGATAATTTCTTAGCTAACGATTATGGCGTGCTAAAAGGTCAGATGTTAAATATCGCCGACAATGGCGATACGAGTATCTCAGCTACAGCGGGTGACCCAGGACGCTCTAAGACACCGATGGGAATACGTTCACAGAATGCCACTATCGAGAATAGCGATTCTCACGCTAAGCGTCGTGGCGAGGACTGGTTTAGTCGCCTAGCAGAAACCCTGCTTAATCTGCACATTGCAGGCAATAGTGGCAAAGAGCCGGTTGTGGTGCGCGAGTCATATATTGCGAAACGTAAATTAATTGACGCTAATTACGATAACGATCAAGAAGAGGTAGATTATACGGACTTATCTAATGTAATCGCTTCATTTCAATTAGACACTACTTCCAGTACTAAACAAGAAGAAGATAGTAATAAGCTGGAGCAGATGCGCGAAATTTGGAAAGACATGTTAGCGCATACCCAACAACTCCAGGGTATGGTTAATATTCGAGCTATGACTGAGTGGCTATTTAAGCGAATGGGTATTGAAAATTACGAAGAGATTCTACCAACTGAAGCAATTCAACAAAATCAGATGCCAGAAATGACGCCAACACAACAACTCCCATCTAATCCAGAATTAATCCAAGAAATGACAAAAAATGGAGTCGATGTCAATCAAGCCAACCAAATTAGTCAATTAATCAACAGAGGTGTTGATCCACAACAAATCGAGCGAGGAGATATTAATGGATAAAAAATACCAAGTCAAAGATTTAGTCGTACCTAAGGGGTCTAGCTCTATGACGCCAAAACAAGTCACTACCATAAATAAACAACAAGAAATTAAGGATGAAGCAGTGGCTAATAGCGCCTTAGCTCAGCGCATGATTGATTTTTTAGATAAGAAAATTGCCCACTATAAGAGTACCGATGCCGTAACCGAAGAAATGCTCAGTAAAGAGCCAAAACAGGTCGTTATTAATATTCGAGCCAATAAGCAGACTGCTAAGGAGCTGGAAAAAGTACGTAATCATCTGCAATTAGTAATTAGCACTACAGAACAGTCGTAGGTTGGGTTGGGGCTAGACCTTTTTGGGCACCTCCTCTAGCTCCAACCAAGTCTAAGACTCTCGGACTTGCGGAGGCCGAACTCCGTTACCAAGCTCGTAATTATTAAACATGAGGAGTAGAAAATGCAAGACGATAACAACACTAACTTTGAGACGGAAAACTCAACCACTACTGAATCGTCATCAGTAGATAATGATCAAACTACCACCCAAGAAATTGATCAGGACTCAGATGATACTGATCAAGAACATCAACAAATTAACGATCAAGACGAATCCGAGGAGGCTAGCGAGGAAGAAGGCCAAACTCGTGGCGAAAAATATAACGATAAGTTAAAGCAAGAGATTGCTAGTCGCCAAGAGGAAAAGCGTCAACTCGAAGCCGAGCTACGTGATTTTCGTGCGCAGATTCAGCAGGACGTTGAAGCGTATAGCTTCTTAAGAACTCCAAGCATTCGTGATTTAGCCAACCGAATAATGGAAGATAATCCCGATATCTCAGAGTCAGAAGCGATACAGCAAGCTCAAGTGGCGCGGGAAGAAATGCGCGAAGATGCAATGGATATCGCCAAGCATATTACTAATGTTCGCACTTCTATGAAGGAAGATGAGTTGGCTTTGCGCCGGGAATTCAATTTTCTTGACGAAAACGATAAAGAAAATTACGATCCTGATTTCACCAATATGGCGGTCGAAGCTTATGAGCAAGTGGCCGGTATTGAACGCGATACCGATGGAAACGTCCTAAACGCTCGTATTCGTATGCAACCATTCTTCAAGGCAATGATTGCAATGTATCGCCACGGAATCGAACTTGGTCGAAAACAAAATCGCAGTACCGTTCGTAAGCAAATGGCAAACGCTAATGCTCCAACGGGCGGTGCGTTAGGCACAACTGCAGTGGCTTTCGAGAAAATGACTCGTGCTCAACAAGAAGAGTATCTCCGAAAAAAACAAGGTTGCGACCTATAAAAACATAATATAAGAAAGGAACTAAAATGGCTCAACATACAACTACTACTTTTACTCCAGAACAATTAATCTATCTGGATCGAGTATTCTTAGATCGTGGCGACCTAGGATTAATTCACTTAGAGGGAGCAAAAGAGAAAAAATTACCTAAAAACCACGGCTTCAGCACGACTTGGAACCGTAATAAAGACGAAACGACTGACAATGAAACACCGCTCACTGAAGGTAAAAATCCAGCATCGAGTGGCTCGATTGTTAACGAAACCGTCAAGGCTGAACTGAACGAATACGGTAAAGTCTATGACTTCTCTACCCGATTACTCAAAACCGGTATTGATAAAGACTTGAAGGAAAAGGTCGAAACCATCGCTGACCGAGCTTTGCTTACACTCGATACGATCGTGCGTGATGAGTTAGTGCGTGGGGCAACTACTCTGTTTGCCAATAAACGAGCGTCTCTAAGCGCATTAACCGCCACTGATGTATTATCTTCGGCTGATATCTTACGAGCGCGAGCTACTTTGAAAAAGAACGGTGCGCGACCATATCAAGACGGATACTTTATTGGTAAGGTTGGTCCCGACACTAGCTACGACGTCATGCAGGACAAAGCTTGGGTTAATGTCAACACTTACCAAGGACAAGGTCAGAAAATCTACAAAGGTGAGCTTGGTAAATTGCTCGGCATTCGCTTCTTAGAGTGCGCATCGAACCAAAAGAGTGAAAAAGGTGGAGTTGGTTCAATCAGCTTATTCTCGAATATCTTCCACGGTGAAGAAGCTTTCGGCACTGTCACTCTGGCGGATAATAAAGAGGCTGGTTCTAAAGGTAGCTATAAGAACTTGCATCTTATTATTAAAACTCCTGGTGAAAACGATACAAACAACGCTTTGAATATGTTCTTAACTATCGGTTGGAAAGCAACCTTCGCAACTAAGGTCTTAAATCCAAAGTTCATTGTCAATATTAAAAGCGCTTCAACTGCTGGCTTATAGTTAATTTGGCGGGGAGATGAAGCCTCCCCGCCTCCATAACAAGAAAGGAATTATATGAATATTGAAGATCAAAAACAGTTTATTATTGAAGCTTATAACCAAGGCAAATCAGTCCTGGATATTGCTGAAGAAATCTATGGGCGCGATGACAAAGGTCAGGCTCGCTACACCGACAGCATGGTACTGGATATCGAAACTATGATTAAAACAGCTAGCGCGGAAGGGATGTTTTGCTCGCCAGAACTTGAAAGTGTTGAAGACCAGGTGGCGTCCACTGAAACCTTTAATCTGACAATCGATGCCCAAAGAAAACAAATTCAGGATCAGGCTACGCAGTTGGACGCTCAACAGGCGGAAATTGCAGAGCTACAGGCGAAGATTAAACAACTTGAGGATCAAGCTACAGCTCAAGGCGTAGTTGGCGAACCAACCCCATCAGTAGATGAAGACAGTAAAGATAAGAAAGTCAAAAAATAACAGTCATGGACAATCGCAAGGCAGATTTAGAAGAGCTTAGCCGCATATTTAATAATGAAGGTTTGCCGACGGAAGTTCGTCGTAGGGCATATCAGTCCTATCAAGAAATCCAGCGCCAACTTAGCAATAGACCGCTAATGGAGGCACGCGAACGACTAGTGAAGGCACACCGGGCTGGTGATAGTGAAGCGGTAGAAAAGATCACTAATGAAATTCATGCGCGATTTGGACATTAAATAGGAGGCGGTCACGTAACCGCCTCGTTATGTCGGAATAAAATTGAAACGACAATAAATAAGAAAAATTTGTATATTAATTCAGTGAGTAATTATGTTAACCACAAACTCCACCATGCCAAGAGCAAGTGCCACGACCACGTGATCGACTACAAGTCCCATCACAGCAGGTTGTAATAGGACATCTTGATTGATTTTGGACTGGTGGTGTTGGGGTGTAAGTTGGTTGAGGTGGTGTATAAACTGGTTTTGGTGGTTGGTAATTTGGGTTTTTAACCTGTTTGACAGCGTATTTTGCTGGTTGAGCTTTGGTTAAAACAGTCTCGTGTTTAGTATTAAATACAAGCGAGTTATAAACCTTCTTCGTGCCAGGTTTAGCTTCATTAACAGTTTCCACCACTTCCATGTATTCATCATTTACAGATGGAGACTTGACGGATGGTTTTGGCGTGGCCTCAGCTTGATAAGGTATGGTCTGTTGACTGCCAGGAGCTGGAATTTTCTCGGTAATTGGTATCCAGAGCCAACTAGTAGCTAATAAAACTATTATTGCGCACCCGATAGAGTTAAACCAATCATCTTTTTCTACGTTTTTCCAGAAAACAGTGATTACTATAAAGGCAAGTATAAGCCAAATCATAAAGATTCTCCTATTCTATTAATTATGGGCTAATTATAGCATGGTTGGTATGATTACTCACTGGATTGAATTAAAATTGAGATATGATAGGTTATAATAATCTCATGGAAGACTCTGATAGAAAACTGCAATGGATCGCTATTATTAGCTTAATAATAGCTGTTATTGTACTATGGGTAAAATTAGATAGCATAGACAAAAAGATTTCGAATACTAGCCACTCAAACAATACTAGCGTACTTGAGGATCGGGTTCATGAATTACAAAAAAACATTAAAGAACTCGAGCATAGTAAAGTAGATGGGAGTGACTTGTCCGATCGTATCAGAGATGAAATCGATGATCAGTCAGAATAATGCTGAGATTAATTAGACCTAAAATGCTCGATTTTTTATAAATTAATAATTTGATGCGGCGCGATATATTACTGAAAATATAGACGTAATTTTGAGCGATCAATATATTTATTACATTTTTCAACAATATACGGAGTCAGATGTCGATTAGCAAACTCAGTGCAACCGTAGCTAAAGAACTCAGTTGGTTTAGTCATTTCTGAAGTGTAATCTTTCATACGAAACTGCAAAGTAGGGCTATTTTTGTAAAAAGTAGTGAGTTCACCGACTAATTTCAGATCATTATCTAGTTTATCTCGATACCAAACATAATGGAGGTATTCGTGAACTAAAGTGTTGACTGGTGAACCTTTTTTAAAAGTAATAGCTTTTTTGTAATTGTCATATTCACCACCAACCCACTGGTCTTTGTAATTATCTACATAATACATGCTAACGGGCTCTTTTTCAGTCAAGTCACGAACACCAGCATTAATGGCCATCTGAAACAACTCAGGGTCTTTGAATTTCTTAGTGCCGATTTTGACGATTGAAGGGGTTGGCTGTTTTTCGACCTTCCATTGTCTACCGTGAACAAAATGAATGCAATTGTGACGCTTGCCGGGCTGTTTTTCTTGGACTTGACGAGATTGCCCTTCTAATATTGTATTATCTGTTTGGATTTCTTCATCTGCATAAAACTCTTCGCTAAAAGGACAATACAAATAAACGCCTTCACGCGTATAAAAGAAGGCTAAAGTGGCAAATACAGTCACTAAAATCAACATAATCTTAGTACGCTTGGGTGGTGTTTTCATATCAGTATTATATCACGCCACATCAAAACTTAAAGAAAGGACACATATGGGAGAAACATATCGTAGTTATCTTCAGCGCTGGGCTAGTAATCCTAATGCAACCAAGAATGAGAGAAACCAAGCACAGGCTCTTCTAAATGTAGTTGGTGACGACGGAGCGCTTGATGAGCGCTTCACTAGTCAACAAGCCTACAACGCTCCTGGCGTATTCCAAAGCGGATTAAGAAGCCGAGGTAACTGGACAAGGGGTGGAGACATTAATTATGACGTTGATTACGCTGGTCGTATCAACAGTGGTTGGTATAAAGCTTATGTGGATGAGCAAGTGGCCGCAAGAAAAGCTGGACCGTCTAAGCCAGTCCCATCACTAGATCCAACTCGTGGTCAAAGCGGTGGTTCATCAATGACTTATGATCCAAAAGCGGTAGCCTGGCTCGATCAACAGTTGGCGCGGTTCCCTGGCCTATATCGCAATATCGAAAATAATCGCCAGAATCGCCTCAAGCGTAATGCTGAAGATTATGAAACATATCGACAGGATGCTGAAGATCAATATGGCCTAGCTAAGCGAAACTTTGAGTTCGAAAAGTCACAACGACTCAAAACTCGCGATAAGCGTCTAGCTGGTAATGATACTAGCTACAAAAACCAAATGGATCAGTGGCAACGTTACTTAGGCATGATGGGTGTTGGTCGCTCCAGTACTGCTCAAGTGACAGTGCCAGAAGCGCTAAGCCGTGAGGCAACTCAAGCTAAAGATCAGATTGAAGATGAAAACGCTCTGAATGCTACCAAATCACAGCTAAGCTGGGATGAAACCGAGCGACGTCGTTCACGCACCTTGGCCGACCTCATCAACAACAAAAACCGGGCTGATGATGAAACTAATGCTCAGTTTGATGGCTTAATGGCCGGTCAAAAAGAAAAAGAGGCTCAATTACAGCGCGAGCGCGGTCAAGCTCAAGGACGCACCATCGGCTCAATTCTTAACTCAACTCAGCCACTGGTCAATGAGGCTGACCGGCTCAATGCTCAAGCCTCAACTTATGGCAGTCAGCGCTCTATGGTTAAGCCTGATGTCAATATTAAATACGACGAGATTAATCCAGACAAATTCCGCTTAGATCGTAACCAGAATAATATCAATACCGAGGTGATGGCTGGTGACCCGAATAACGACATGACTCGCAATGTCGAAGAAGAAAAGAAAAAGCGCTATCGTACGCTTGGCTCGCTAGTTGGCGCTTAGTGGCGCGATAATTCCTAAAATCGCCTCATTTGAGAGTGGGGCGGTTTTGTGGTGTTTGAGTGCCAGACTATTAGCAGTTATTTTAAGTCTACCCCCTACTTAACAAACCATAATCTTTTTGTTAGACTAGAGGCGCGAAAAAAATAAAAGTAATTTTCGTGAAATAATTAAAATATGGGGTTATCGTATAACGGTTATTATGGCAGGCTCGTCATCTTGCAGATCGGGGTTCAACTCCCCGTAACTCCACCACCAAAACTAAACAAAATACCACCGTGTGAAACGGTAGTATTAGCAGGCTCGTCATTGTTAGTATAGCACGAGTCTATTTGTCGTGGCAATTTAAAAGTTAAATAATGGTAAATAAATAGACCTCATCTTACAACTTGATGACGTCTATTATGGCGAACCTCATCCTGAGAGTTGATGACGTTCGCACTCGTGGCAATTAGCCTGGTAATCTAATTATACAGGTTTATTTGACGTGATTCAATCTTAAAATCTGAATAAATAGACAACTACGCACGCGTGCGCGCGTGAGGTTGTGTTTTTGGCGGTTTTTTGCTAGACTAATCGCCGAAAATCGCTACTGCACACCAACAGACCGATTCTAATGCCAAAAAAGATTGGAGTAGTAGCATGGACTTTTTAAAAGGAATTGGAGATTTTTTTAACGGATGGTTAGGTGGTAAAAAGCGTAAACGTATTCAAGATGAAATGAATGCGGTCGGCGAACAGGCTTATCAGCAGGTCAAAGAAGAGGCGTCGGTGCGCCCCCAGCCTCAACCACAGGCCATTCAGTCCACTGCAGTTTCTCCACAGATTCAAGCAGATCGTCAATCCCAGCCTCAAACTAAGTTGACTAATTTATCAGAAGACAGTCAGCAAGCAACGCAATCAGCCAACGCTAGTCTTAATCGATTCAATGCTAATCGCCAAGCTCGCTTCAACCAGATGCGTCGCATGGGGGCTGGTTTTGGTGAGGCCATCGGCAGACTCCAGGCTGAGCAAGACGCTATCAATCAGCAAGTCCGTGCTCGTGAGGCTGAAGAGCGTGAAAAGCATGAACGCGAGGTCAAACAACCACTGCGCGAACAAATTGAGCAGTCTCGTCAAGCGATTAACAACTCCACTAACATCTCTCAATACCAAAAAGATGCTACTAACAAACGAGCCGACGAACTACTCAAAAAGATTAATCATGTTGCCAATCTGGGTAATGTCGAATACAAAGACTGGTGGACGCCAGACTATGAACGGTTTTCAAAACTAAATCAGCGTATCAATGAAGCACACAGTCTCGGCAAAAGCGTGTTCGATCAGACTGGCGATGCCGAAAAAGCTCGTCAAGCTATCAATCAGCAATTAGAGGCCTCAGAGACGATGACTCGTCTGGAAGACCAAGAAAAGGGCTATCGTGACACAGCCAAAGCCATCGCTCTACCAACTCAACTCCCCCGCGATATTATCAAGAACGTTGGTCGCTATGGTACTAAACTAGCCACTGGTGGCATTGAAGCGCTTGGCAACATGACTAATAATCAAGCCATGGCTAACGCAGCACGCCAAGGTCAACAAGCTATTGACGAGGCGGTGTTTAATAAGTTTGACACTGAGTATGACAATCAGATCCTCAAGGGTTTAACTAGTGGCGTAACCGACCTTGGTATGGACTTAGTAACTGGTAAGGCGGTCGTCGGTGCGTTAGGTAAGGCTGGCGCACTCGAGAAAATCACCCAAGGAGCAGATAAAGCTAATAAGTTTCTCAGTCAACAAGGTAAGCTATCTGAGTTAGTCGGCAAAGGTATCCAAGCCGGATTAGGTAGCTCTGAGGCAATTGCTTCTACAGCCACTTCCCTGCTCCGTCATTACCCACAGAACTATAACGAAATCTATTCTGATGCCCGAGCTAAAGGCATGAACCACCATCAAGCCAATGTTTTGGCTCATTCCAACGCTGTAATTAACGCGGGAATCGAAAAGATGAACCTGGATATGTCTGGCTGGTTTAAAGCGCCAGCAACCACTCCAAATCGTGGATTTCAGGCTATTAAGCGAGCGCTGGGTGAAGGTGCTGAAGAGTGGACGCAAACTATGGCGACTTATGCAATTAAGTCGATTTATAGCGATATCAACTGGAATAAGGCGCTAACTGAAGCTAATGAATCGGGTCTAATGGGCGTGGCAGTTGGTGGAATTGCTGATCAGATTTCAACTCAATTACCGAAAGTCCTACATAAACTCGACCAAGAGATTGACCATAAAGTTAACCCGACCGCTCAGCCAATCACTAATGCGCTTATTAAAACCGAAATTAAACAGCAAATCTCGCAAGCGGTTCAGCCAGATAGCCAGGTTTTAGCTGAAGCTATGAAACTTAATGATGAGGCGGTCAAGCATAAGCTGGCCAGTGATGAGCAAGTCGCTCATCCTAATAGTCAATCAGCTGATTTTGACTACGACAATCAACAATTCCAACAAGAGAATTTTGAAAATATTAGCTCATTAAAGCAATTGCATCAACAATATGGTGATAACTTTTACGAACGACTACCAGATCAGCTCCAAGCTACTTATGATCAGTTATTAGACGACGCACCACGAGATAGCCAAGGACGTTACCAAGATCCAATCACAGGTGAAACTTGGATCGATGAACGAGTCTATAGCCCAGAATTAGGCAAAGATATTATTCGCATTAACGAAGCGCCTGAATACTTACAAAATGTAAATAACAAACAACGAGTTCGTGCCATTAAAGACTATATGATGCAAAATTTTAGTGGTAAAAAAGCATCAACTATTGATGGCCTAAAAGTTAATTTTAGTGATGATTCAGCCGGTAAGTACGCTAGTTCGGTTAATCCTATAACCACCGTGGGAAAACGAGAGCCTAATTCATCAAAGCGGTTACGTGCTTGGTTAGTGCCCGATTTAATAAACGCAGTTGAGATTGCTGAGCCATTTACCGATGGGCGCTTAAACCATTATGGCGACCAGAAGCCGTCACAACGCAGTCATGGCGATAAATCTAAAGGTGGCTGGGATTATCGAAAATTTAATATTGAATTTGAAGGTCAATTATACGAGGGTAGGCTAAATGTGCGTAACGATGGTACTATTGGTGAGTTTTACGATATTTATCCCATAAAGAAAACTGACTCCCCACGGACGTCTGGCGATAGCCAGCTGGAGAACTCAGGAAGTTCTCGCTTTGTATATCCGACGGAAGTCAGCTCTGAACCAAATATAGCACAACCATACCAAAATGTCAATGACAGCGTTAAGTATAAACTCGATGATTTAGATCCAGTATACAAAAAATTACTTGCAAATCCCAGTCTGAAGCAACATCTACACGATAGCGTTAGAGCGAGATTGGCCGAAGACCACAACTCAAAAGTTGGCGATACGGCTATCGACTCCGATCGGCTTATTTCATCATATGCTAGCAGATTAACTCCAGAAGAATATTCAAGGTTTGACTGGGATCAAGCTGAGGATTTAATATTTGATGAATTATCGCGACTTGAAAAAGAGCATGGTTTTAAGCCAAATGAGCACTATCAGCTCAATCAAACACAATCTGCTAATGAGTTTATCGAGCAAAACCTTCGCCAGATCTTGGGTGATGAATACGAACTAGCAACCGATCGTAATCAACTAGATAGCAAACCACTCAATGCCCAAGGCTATGCTGACCTAAAAAAACACATTGTGGCAATTTTGGACGGCAAAATGGACACCGGCTATCATGAAGCTGGGCATATCGTGTTTCATGCTTTAAGCCAAGTAGACGCTCAAATGACAGATAAGGCTATAAATAGTATTATCAGTCATTACGGGGCTGAAAACCTAGTTAAAACCGCTAACCAAGCAGGTTATGACCAAGTGATTGGCCATAAACTAGACTTTAACAATAAGGCCGATGTTAATTTAGCGGCTGAAGAGCAGTTAATGAATGATTTTGCCAAATACGCTGAAGCTAAGGCTAAGGGTCGTGAGAATTACTATGCTAAGACTAATAACCTACCCGCCAAAATTAAACAGTGGTTTGACAATGTTATTGCCTACCTGAAGGACATGGTTGGTAGATTAGATGCGGCACATAACTTTATGTATCGAGCCGAGCGTGGTGATTTTGCCCAACTAGTAGACAACCAAATAAGAGCCGAGCGTGGCGAACTGTTCGGAAATTCCGAACAACTGAGCGCACAAGTGGCGTATAAGATTGATCCGGAGCGAGCTCTCAACACTCTAAAAGATTTTGATGATGTGTTGAATGGACGAAAACAATCAGCTGTAATTAGCAATGTTTCACCGCAATTAGCAGGGCGGATCTATCAAGCTACGGGCGTTGCAGTTAATCCAAATGCTGACTATGAGTTAAATAGGAACAATGCAATTCACATTAATAATCGTCACATTTTGAATCAAGCAGACATTAATCCCTTGACCGAAACTGATATTGCTGAGTTGCCATACGTTCTAGAAAATCCAGACAAGATTGAACTAGCGAAAAAAGTTCGTGGATTAGATAGAATTCGCCTACACAAAACTATGAATAATGGTCATATAGCAGTAGTGGAAGTAATTAAAAAAGGCAACGCACTAAATGTGGTTACCTACTTTAATGATACGTCATCTGGCCGTCCAAATGCGACAGTGTCGCCAGTGGATGTACGTCCGGAAACGGGGCAATTACAGTCCACGTATCTATCAGATAATCTACCACAAGCTGATGAAAATGTCAAGTTTAAACTAAGTGAAAGCGCTCAAGAAGTATCAGATTTCTATTATAACGACTACCAGTCCCCTGCCGAAATGCGTCAAGAGCTAATCAATAAATTATGGGAGGCGAACAAACAAGGCCAAGGCGTTGATCACATCTTCCACGAAGCCGAGAATGCACTCGATGATACCTATATGGTGCGCGCAAGCAACAACTCACCATTCTATAGCGCTTATTTCGAAGCAAATGGCAAGAAACCAACCAAGGCTGGTATTACGGCGATTGTCGATGAAATCCTAGGCATACAAAATGACCGTCAGATGCCAGCCGTCACTAGTGAAATGTGGCAGGCACTGGCCGGAGAATATGGGGATTTAGGGGGTATCTCAAGCGCATACAAGCGACTCTTGAACAAACAAGAAATGCGCCCCAAAACCACTAAAGAGACAATTCGTAAGGCGATCCAGCGCAAACAATCGGAACAAAATTTTGTCGACCTAGCCAATGGAGTCAATTCAGATGATGCCGTGCGCTCACACAACGAGTCAGTTAAGCAACAATCAGAGGTTAAGTTTCTAGGTGACGACGAAGCGACCAGGCGTAAAATTATGACACATAATCTACGTCCAGAACATAAAGCACTTCAGACTGCACCGTATCAAGTCTTAGAAATCTATGAAGCACTTCAAAAGGATTTAAAGCGTGCCGGGCAAAATATCGCCATATCGGATCAAAATCTGAATAAAGAAGACGTTGGTAAGTTTAAGCAACAGTACAAACATATTCTTAATGAAATGAATAGATTACTTAATGGTGAGGTCAGTAGACAACGACTGCTTAAATCAACGCAACAAATCCAGAATAAACTGATTGAATGGCGAGACAACTATCAGAAAAATAACGATACGGTATTTCCGACGCTAGATGGCGCGATCAGCACTAATTTCCTCAATCAAACAGCTCCATCATTTGATAAAGTTCGAGATCAAATTAGTGATTGGACTGGGTTGGATAAAAAACAATCCACGCATTATTTAAGCAATATGCTTGAACGGACAGGTTATGAAGTCGCGGATGGGACGATTGTTAGTGTAAAGGGTGCTGGATTGCAGATGTCTGACGATGAATTAGACCTGCTAAAGCGAACCAATAAGAGCAAAAGGCTTAATAATAAGAAAAAGCGTGAGATCTATTCTGACCGACTAATTCAAGCCTTAGCAGATAAAGCGTCAGATGACGGACAAACCTATCAAATTATCTATACGACCAATAAAGATACTAATGCTACTGGCATCTTGAACCAGCTAGGAGAAGACGGTGACTACGAGCCTACCACTTATAGCCCAGAAGATCACTATATCTACAAAGGGGCGGTTTACCAGCGTAATTCTAATAAGTTTCTTGGACACCTGATTCAGATCACCCCTTCGGCAGAAAAAGATGGCGGGATTGGTCAGATTAAGGTCTGGGACGGCAATACTTACGTCGCATCAAATATAGATTTCTCAAAACTTAAAGGCGGTTATGATAGGCGCTATAACACTGCGCTCAATTTAGAGAACGTAGCTGACGGAGATGAGAAGCTATTGACAGCGTTAAACGCAACATTAGTTGATCCAGTACGACAAGGCGAGGCAAAATTAAAGGAAGAAGCTATTAAGGTTGCCGATAACTTAACTCAATCCGAAAAAGCAATTAAAAAACTTGTCGGCCGACGTCGTGCAAAAGAGGCGATGTTCGATTTGGTCTTATTTATCGAACCGCCACAAACCGACAATGATGGCAAAAAAATCGATCGAGCTCAATACTTAAGCAATGCGGAAGTGACTCTGCAAAATAAATATGGGCAAAAAACCTTTGAAAAAATGGTTGAGGCTAAAAAGTATATTCGTGAGTTGTATGATGATATGCTTGAACGTGAGAATACGCAACGCCTGAAATATGGCATGCCACTCATTAAGAAACGTCAAGACTATCTATCGCACTATATCGAATTATCAGCCAACGCCGACCCGATTCATGATAATCTTGGCGGTAACTTAATGCGTGATATTTTCGGTAAGCAACAGCGCGGGTCAATTCCAACTGTCATGCAAGGTCTCACACATGACACTAAGGTTAAAAAGAAGTTTGCCGGCTATGAAAAGCATCGCCTCACTGACAACAATAAACCATTAAATGCTTTTGACGCAGTCAGGACTTATGCTCGAACTTCTCTCTATAACATTCACATGATGGACGCTATCGCTGGTATTCGTGGGTTTGAAACAGCTATCAAGGCCTATGAATCAATCAATTCATTAAAGCCTAATCATCAAGCTAAACTGTTATTCGGCGATACGCCATCGAACTACGACAACACTCAGCTTAGTCATTTCGTGAAGTTCATCCAGGAACATGCTAATTTAGTTGCTGGCAAGAGCTCCTCAGCTGATCGTGAAGCCTTAGCTAGCAAAGACGGAGCTGAAGCTCTTAAACACTGGCGTAGGCTACAGCAAATAACAGGGTTGTCGAAAATTGCTGGTAATGTCGGCTCTTTCGCGATGCAAGGCGTTAACCAAGCTGTAGTAGCAGCTGAACTAATTGGTGGTAAAAAAGGCATTAGGTCATATCTCAGCTCTTGGATATCATTATTGGCTGACAATAGCGCATCGGCTACTGCACGCAAAAAGCTATTCAACAGCGATGTCGAGGCAGTTTGGAAAAAGAGTAATTTCCTTAGGGCTCGCTACGCTGACGCTAGCGGATTAGATGTTATTAATAGCAAAGCTGAGCGGGCTATCAAAGGAATAGGTAAAGCGACTGAATTTTTAGGCATACTCGAGCAAATCTCCACAACACAAGGATGGACTGCTTACTACAAACAAGCACGGGCGCAAGGAAAAACCGAAGCGCAAGCAATTTTAATTGCCGATCATAAAGCTAATAAAACACTTACAGGGCGTGGCATCGGCGACGGAGCGCATATTTATAGCGATACCAAAGAGGCGGCCATTCGTCAATTTACTAGGGAAACTAATGACGTCTGGCGTCTAATGACAAGTAGTAAGAAAAATGGAGGTTGGAACGCTCGCCAAATAATGGCTTTCCTGATTGCTACATATGGGCTGAACGCCCTTATAAAAGCGCGTGGTTCGAAAGCTACACCCGACCCCCTAGAGGCGATTATCAATGAATTAAAAGAGATAAATAATGGTAAAGATAAGATAACTGCAGGTATCGACATGATACGTGGAGTGACTGGTGAGGTGGCTAATATGCACCCGAGCGCGCAGATTCTGCTCGCGATGATGCCAGACAATGCTCGTAAAATGGTGTTCGGTGAAGATAGTGAGATTGGGCGCTATGGTATGAAGCCAGCAATCACTAGCGTAATCGGCGATACTTTTAATACAGCTGATCATATCATAGGAGGGCGACTAAACAAGGCTGGGCAATCTGCAGTTGGTATGATGCCATTTGGTGCACAAATTAAAAAAACTTGGGAAGGGATCGAAGCCCTCAATCAAGGATATACCACCAACCAATACGGACGTCCTAAGCAGGCAGTTGAGAGAGATCTCGGCAATGTGATCAGAGGGGCTCTTTTTGGCAAGACAGGATTATCTGGTGACGATAACGCCCCTCAAGTGCGTAATCTACAAAAGGAGTATGACCTTAAGAAACAACTCAAGGATAACGGTGTTAATATCGATAATATCGACGGATGGAAACCAACTGGCGATCACGACAAAGATAAAAAAGCTCAATCGGCTATTTTCAGATACAAAATGGGCGACGACCTCAAAATCTACCAACTGAGTGAGACGAAGCGCAAGCAAGCTATTGTTGATGGACAACTTACTAAAAAACGACTTGAAACAATTGATCAAAAAGCGCGTAAAATTAAGCAACAGCTCGGCATGGAAGTAAAAGAGCTAGATAAATACCAGGATACATTTAATAAAGTTAAACTAGAGCGGGACTATCTAGATAAGTCCGGCTATGATAATGACGAAGATAAACAATCGATTGGACGGAAAGTTGCCTTGGCGGAGTTTAAGTTAAAACTATCTAAAAATCCAGCAGATCGTCCAATTCTAGAGGCTTACGATCGAATGGAAGCGGCTGGATTTAAGCGCTTTACTAAAAATGACCTAAGGAGATTCGCTCAACACCAGACTAACCCGCAAGACTTCTGGGGTAAATTACTCGACCTAGACCAACAGCAATACCAAATTACAGGTGAGTATAAGCTCCACAATCAAGATGGCAAGCCAGATACAATTGAGGAGACGGCAAAAGGTCGTGGGCGACGCAAATCCGGCAAAATCAATTTCAATAGCGGCGTGGACTTCTCAGCTATCAATACTAAGGCTCGATCAGTCGGTCAGTCAATTAATTCCCCTGCTCGTGGCGCAGTGAGTTATCAGATTAGCAATAACGCCTTCACCTACCAGCCAATGCCTATTAGACGCAGTAGCCTAAAATTGCCAAAATACAGTAAAAAACGCTAGCTTTTTTGGCGGTTTTTTGCTAGACTAGTGGCGATAAAAATTCTACCGCACAAACACGGCGAATTATTACTATAAGTAAGGAGTCGATAATGATTGTGCGCGATATGATAGAACAGGCAAATTTACTCGCAACCGGCAGTAAGTCGGCAGTTTCGGCTTCGCAACAAACAAAAACCTTAATGATTGCCAACTTATTACAGCGCGATTGGCAAGATGAAGTTTTTTCACAGCCAGATAAGCGCTGGAATAGCTTAAAACAAACAGCAACAATTAACCTCTCTCAAGACACTCATTATAATCTTGAGAGCGGTTTTTTAGGCATAGCTCATCGATCTGATTTTAAGATTAATGATCAAGTAGTTACTCCAGTATACGATATTCGCAACAGCCAAATTATTTTTACCGATAAGTTCGTTAAAGAGAATACCGGCAAGACTCTCACTTACGAATTCTACCGAGAATTGGATCCATTAAGTGATTTAGGACAAACCATTCAGATTGACAATCCCAACTGGCTAGTTTATATGGTGGCCGGCGAACTAGTGCGTCCCGACCCCGTCATGGGACATCAGTATGCAAATCTAATAGCTATGGCGCAAAGTGCAATGCAGTCGATGAAACGTCGTGATGCGATCGCAAAGATTCCAGATAAAATGCAGGTGCGGAGGCTTGGATAATGATTCCAGTTCCAAAGACAACTAAGCCACCACGCATTCGCATCGTCTCAGTAGACAACTGGAATCGCGGACGGGTCAGTATTCTGGACGAAAACCGAGGTGAGCTTAATGGTCTCGATGAATCAACCAATATTCAGATCAAACAGAACGGCACAGCCGCTCCGCGTATGGGATTAACGGAATATGGTGAGCAGTTAGACAAGATCGGCGTTATTAACGGATTGAGTGAACTGGTACGAATTGAGGATAAAAAGGTAGTTAACTATCTATTGGCAATCGTATCGCCTCACGGTAAGAATTATTCTGAAGCCTATTATGCGAAAGATGGCCAAGGCTGGGTGAAAGCCGAGGGTATGCAGTATCAGTCGACGGATCACCATTATGCAATACAAATTGATCAAAAAACTGTAATCATTAATGGGGTTGATAAGACTAATTATATTGATCACGACACCATGAAGGTTAAAAAGTTTGTAAAATTAGACCCTCCCACTGGCCTCACCCGCAAGATTAACAACCTTAAAGACGGATCTTTCTTATATAGGTATGCCGTATCGGCTAAGAACGAAGGTCAATCTCTAGTGTCAAACTTTGAACCAATAAAAGTAGATAAACCTCGTCAGTCATGGGGCAGTGACAACGCAAATGATGATTTTTCAGTTGAATTAACCTGGAATAAAGTTCCCGGCGCGAAAAAATACTTGATTTATGTCGGTAGTCAGCCCGGCGCGGAGAAATTCCTAGCGGCGGTCGATGATGATGGCAACTCGAACACAACAACGCTCAGTTTTAAAGACACTGGAATTATTTACCCCAACCCGCTCTTTACAGTCCCGAAGGCTGATACTTCAGAGGGGGTTGTGGCAACTAATGGCGCAAATATCAATGGACAGCTATTTTTACTAGATAAAGACAACCCCTATCGTATCTTACACGGAGGTATGACGCCAGAAACTATTTTTGACATTACGCCATTTGGTGGTGGTTATATCGATATCGATTATGGCGGTAAATCTGTACCAGTTGCAATTGTCGATTTTCGTGATCGAACTGGCCGTAGCTTGCCAACAGTTTTCGGTCAAGGAACGAGCAGTAACGGATATATGAAGCATTTATCTCTTGTGACACAAGATATCGGAGGTGCTCCAATTAGCTTTTTCGCACCAGAAAGTGCCAATAGCCGAGATGGCACTGACGCCCCAAATTCAATCTTAGTCTATCAAAATTCCTTATGGTATATCAGTAAGGAGGGGGCGAAAACAACTGGAACAAAACCACAATATCAGAACGTGCTATCAACTGATGTAGTCAGTCAAACAATCGCTAATGACTTTAAAAACCTAAACATAAAAGCTCTGAAAAACTCTGTCGGTATGATTATGGATGGTAAATTACTGTGGAGCTTACCAGTAGCAAGCTACCAAAACAGCGAAATATGGGTTTTAGATCTGGATAGACAGGGCATCTGGCTGTTGCCGTGGACAATTCCCGCCAAATATATGATGCAATATAACGATAATGACGGTATCGCCCATTTCTTAGCTGTAGTTAATAACAAAATCTATGAATTTAATGAAGATATTGGAACGATTGATGGCAATAAACCCTTTAGGACAAAAATTAAAACATGCCGAGTACGCTTCTCTAAAGACGGCATGAATTGGGCACAAGTTCTTAATGTGAGGTTCGAACTTATTAAGCCTCAAGGCAAGTTTATCTTTAAGGTTAGTGGTATCGGTCGTGATGGCGAAGAAATCAGATTAGTTAAAGAGAGGACGTTTAGACAATCTCAAACTAGAGCTGGTTGGGGTCGAATCGGTCTTATCAGAAAATGGTCAAGCGCAACACGTATTAAGCGCAATAAATCAAAAAGAGTTGAATCTGTCGAGTTTGCGATTAATACCGCTCTTAAGGATTTTGTTTGTGAACTCGAGACAAATGATGTTGTGAAATATGAATTAAACCGCATTACGGCCAATGTAGTAGATATAGGCATTATTAATACCCCGGTGGAGGATGAAGATGAGTAACAGTCAAGAACCTGTAACAAAAGAACTATTTGATTTTGCGATTGGTGAAATTCGAGCTAGCGTGAATCGTATTGAGCAGAAAATCGATGACATTCACAAAATTGACAATCGTGTCATTGCCCACGAAGCAATAATTAAGGAGCATGGAGCAAGATTAGGACGTGTTGAGGGCAATTTAGCAAAGCTAGCCTGGACAGTTATTGGCGCAATCGTGGCTGGAATGATGAATTTTATGTTAAATGGAGGCTTTAAAAGATGAGACAGACTGATCATTTAATAACACGAAAGGAGCTAAAATGAACAAGTTCGACGAATGGTTGAAAAATGCTGTTGGGCGCGGTATTAACCCTGATGGTGCGTATGGTTATCAGTGCAAAGATGTGGCTGATGACTATTGTATTCATTTGTTTGGCAATTGGCAGGATACTATCCGACCAGCCAATGCCAAAGATGCGTTTAATAACGCAAATGATGAGTTCTTTATTAAAATCGCTAATAACTTAAATGACCCGAATCTAATCCCTCAACCTGGAGATATCATCATCTGGGGTGCTAGTCAAGCTAACCCATGGGGTCACATCGCAGTGGTTGTAAGCGCTGATAAAACTGGCGTGGTTGTGATTGAACAAGACGGTTTTCGAAACACAATCCCAGCTTATCAAGCAAAGCGTGGCTACATCTATGCGGGCATGCCGTGTATTGGCTGGTTACGCCCACGCCCAGAGAAAATCATTGGCTATACGCCACTAGCTCTAGCTGTGGCTGGCAATGAGCGTGTGTTAGCGGTTAAAGCGAATGCACGCGATGAAGCTAATATTAGCGCGGGTATTTTTCAGACCATTCCAGCTGGGTTTAAAGTGGCGATGAAAGGCTATGTCACCAACGGTCAAGCCATCGATGGCGATACCGTCTGGTTTGTGACAGCTCGTAGCGGTAAATATATGAGCCGACAAGTTTTCGAGGACAAGGAATTACACGACTTACCAGATTTAACGCCACAACCAGCACCAAAACCAGTTGAGCCAGCTCCCGCACCTACCCCAGAGCCTCAGCCAGTTCCAGAAACGCCCAAAAAGCCTGAAAATACCACCTCTGTAGATACCCATCAGACGCTACCAAAAGCCCCACAAGTGGCAAAAAACCCAAAGACGGGTGATGAACCGTCTAATGATGTCAAAACACAAGAAAAAAAGGAGAACGTTATGAAATACGACGACAATGCCATCAATAAATTAAATGAAACTACTGCTCAACATAATCAGCTGGCTAATGATGTAGCCGAGTATGACGAAGTCAAGCAATTGGTCGGCAAGATTGATAAACGTATAAAGCTAGCGGTGTATATCGTTGGCGATAGCTTAATCGGGGCGGGTTTAATTCTGCCGAGCCTTGCCGTAGCGTTTAATTTCGGCACATTACAACAAATCCAAGCATTATCATCGGCTTGCGCGACAACTGGAGCGTTTATCCTGACGATGTTTGGTATTTATAAGAGTAAGAAAGGATAGATAATGGCCAACATAGTCGATAATTTATTACTAAAAGCATCTGCGCGAGGTTCTGTAGCGCGAACAGCTAGACTTCAGCAGATGAAGCGTCAGGATAATAATAATGCAATTTGCGATGATCTAACTGGATGGCCACAGGGCGAAGCCGTTGCCCTCAGTATGTATCAAACCGATTCAGCTGGAATACCTGATGAAGACTCTGTAACTGACTGGGTTGCGGAAGTCAATGGCAATACACTAATAAACATGAAACTCACATCCGGTAATAACCGTGATTATGACACACTCAACACTGTAGTGACAATTAATTTCACATCCGAATGGGCTAATCGATTAGTTGAAGCCCTCCTCAAAGTCCTCAATCAAGACGGCACTTTTCGAGATAGTATCATTGAAGAAAAACATATTCGAGATAACGCAATAACTGAACGAAAGCTTGCTAATGGTGCAATTACCGGCAGTAAGATTAAGGATGGTACAGTTGAACCAAAGCATCTCGCTAGACCATATCCACCAATTATCACGCTTGGTCGCACTGATTTAGCCAATGTTGTAATTGGCGCTAATTATGTAACAGCGGCGCCTATTCCTTGGTTAGCAATTGGTCCTAATGAACATTTTGAACTAATTGACGGCTCTAAGCTGAAACTTAAAACCGATTGCTCAAAGGTCAAGATATCGTTAGCGGTTAATACTGACATTCCCGAAGGCAATGCTTTGCAAGCAAGGTTCTCTGTTGTTGATCCGACTAAACCAGCTGGAAGCCAGGTATTACAGACTATTGTGGCCGACACTGGTAAAACTAGTGGAATGTGCAGTATCATAATTCCAACAGCTTGTGTTGATGTCAAGAAAGGTTATTATATCGAAGCTAGTCTAGCTGGAACTTTCGGCGGAACATACGCTATTCGGCCAGCTCGTAGCTTCTTAACTTGTGAGATTGTTAATTAATGCTAGACTGAAAACTATTAAAAGCCAGCTAAATAACAAGCTGGCTTTTTCTTAACATTAAACAGAGCTGAACGTTAAATTAATTCTTAACAATTTGTTAAAAGAAGACTAAATATAATCCCCTGTATAGTGTGTTTGCATTAGATCTCGTTATACAGGGAGTGTCCTATAAATTAACCACAACAGATGTGAGAGCGTCCTATAAAGTGTCCTACAAACCAAAAACTAGTTAATTAAGACTGAGGCGGCGCGGATATGATGTTGGTTTTTAGAAAGTAGATACGCATGTATTTTGTAATTAAATAAGTCTGGCAGTGTACCGTTGCGGACCTTATGTAACATAGCCCCATCGTTATATTGCTTGGCAATATGATCTCTTAAGATGATTTTAGGCATATTAACTTTCCCATTGGAATAGTACGAAGCTGTTAACCCAGTTAATATGTCAACGGCCTGCATTGAATTGTTAATTGTACTACTACAAGTCGATAAAAAGTTAATTTGTGTGATTGTCGCGTCTATATAATTATCATTAGCTAAGAATTCCTGAAACTGCTTAGCCGAGCTCAATCCTTTGTTGCCAGATTCGTCAATCATAATTATAAATTCTAATTGTATGCCTGGATGGTTCTTTATTACATATTTTTGGTATTTAACAATCACGCTCCTAATTAGCATGTAGGTATTGCGATAAAGTAGATCATTGGGTGATACGGACGGATCGGGATGTTTGAATTTGCTATCAAATGACCAACTATGAAAAGTAACCGCCCTTTGAGACAGAAAAATATCTAGAAAACCTCTGTATTTATCTAAATAACTGTCATTAATTGCTGTATACTTAAGCTCGCCCCAAAGATTAGCACTTAATCTATATTCCAAAGCTCCCGCCTCCACTTGCTTAAAGGTTTTGACAGGCATAGTCAAACAACCCAGCGTCTGCGGGTTGTTTACCTTACATTCATCAATACATAATACTATCTGTATTTTATCCACAGATAGCATTATACCACTATAAAGCTATCGCTTTTTCTAAATCTTTAAATTGTTTTAGTCGTTTTTTTGCAAGCTTGTCGCTTGGCGCGACAAAAGCAATATTAGACACATCATTGAGATAGTCTTCGACCATGTTTTTAAGTAGGTTGTACTGATCAGGATTGAGCTGTAGGGTTACTGTTTTCATTGTTTGTTTTTCCTTTTTTCTAATAGTTTGATTTGATTTTATCATAAAAACTCCTTTATGTTAATCCTTTTAGGCTCAAAGTTATTCTGGTCACACTTCTTGGCAGAAGTATTCTATCGCCTCTTGGTAAATCTTCATCGCTGTAGTATCTTTCTCGAGGGCAATCATCCGATGATTATTAATGCCAACCACAATCCGCTCAATTACCTTAGAATTAGGCACGATGCCGTATTTTTGACGACAGAATCTAACAACATCATCGGCTGTGACGGCCACTAAGTGAAGTTGGGGGAGCTTGGTCATTACTTAGTTCCTTTAAAGCCAGATCCTACTGCTTTGTGAATGGAAACATCTTCCATGTCGCTCATCAAAGAGGTGACGCGAGCTACTTTTGCCATGTCGTGCTTTTTAGACTTCTTAGGATTTTCCGCGTTGAGATTATATTGTCTGAACAGATCGTGTTTGTTCACAAATGCTATCATGACTTCCTCGTTGATGCGCTTAAGCTCTTTGTTATAGGCCTGTAAAAACAAATCTATGGCATACTTCGTTTCAATATATTGAGCATTAGTGCATTTTACACAATAGCCAATAAAATTACCCCTGCGATTTCTCATCTCAAAAACTTCTGGATTATTTTTAGTAGTGGCAAACTTCATGATAATATGAGCAACGAGTTTTTGTTTGTTTTTATTAATTCGCCCGAAGATAAAGTCATGTATATGTACTTCATCGATTTCATCACTCATCAGCTCATCATAGTCTAGGCCATTGACATTACATAGCCGGCGCAATATCTTTTGAGCTGTGTCTTTTTCTCCACCGACTCCGCTTTTAGCCAGTCCAATAATTTTGACAGTTCGTGGGTCAATATACTCTATCATTTTGTCCTCTCGTCTAATATTTTAAGTGCATCATAAATACAGTCTCTAAGTTGTTCTGGTGTGCTATCTTTATTATTTGGGTCAATTACAAATAAGTCGTAATCAAGATTTAAGGTGCTTTTTCTAATTTTGATCGATGCTTTTTTGCTTTTCTCAGATTCAAGCTTACTAATTCGTTTTTCGATATTTTTAAGCCTTTCAGCAAGACCTATTTGAGCTAACTCATCTGCTATCTTGATGTTTTCCAATTCCTGTTTTAATTCAACCATTTAAATCTCCTTAAGAAAAATAACTATCTAATTTTTCTCCACATTTTCCTTCTTGTTTGTTCTAACTCAGAACGCTCAAATCGATTTATGCGCGTTTCCAGAAGATCTCCGTTATCCAAAAAGCTTCCTAATGTCCAGACATAGTCAATTTTATTAAAATCATCGTCAGACCGAACGGCATACACCTCGTCAATAATGCTTATTTGACGCCCATCAACATAATATTCAGTGCTTTTATTATATTTGTGGACTTCCAATACGGTGTCGAAAATATCAATTTTTATTATGACCGGTTTATCATTGCCTAACCGATATTTTTTCTGTTTTTCCCGCTTATCTAATGGAGTGTGAGCGTAGCGATTAATAAGCTCATAGAGCCTTATGTGTGTGGGGTTCTTATGGTTTAGAGATTCATAGCATGTGTCTATTTTAAGTGGTTGATAAAGATCAATATTAGCAATTGTGTGATCATTATCTTCTATATATAGACGAAATGCACCTCTCTTATATCTAAGTCCGAGCTCCTCTACCCCGCGTATAAAATCTTCTGTTGTGATGTAATTAGTCATTATACTTCTCCTTTAAAAATTTAATTGCTTCTTTTGGTGTGCAGAAACAAAACTTCTTACTGCCTTTTGTTTGAATAAATGCAATTACCATAAAGATAAACAGTGCATCAATAATAGTTGAGCCAGCTAATACCTTGTGATTAAAATACAACAAGCTTGCAAACATTAAAAATGTGACAACGTCTTTAATAATAGATCCAATAATTGTTTCGTGTATAACGATTATTTTTTGATCATTTTGTTTCATCAATGTAATTTCCTTTCTTCGTCAATAAACTTCTCATATAGCAAAAACGCAATGAATATCTGTTCTACAAACAACTCAAATAGTGCGAATGTCGCAACCAGAGCTAAAGGTATACCTTTTGGCTGGATATTAAAAGCCTGCTCGATAATTTTTGTTGCAATGATTAAAAACATATTTGGTTGACATTTCCTTTCTTATGTCCACAAAATTAGTGGTTTAGTTTACATTTATTATTTCTTTGTTAGCTCTAAAAATAACTATCGCACTCGGAAATGGCGCTGGGTTTAACTGGTCATCGAACTTAAGCCTGCCTTTGATGTAACGGATTTCAGTAGCTTTCATACAATAATCATGCCACCAGCGTGTGTCGGTTCGGCTTGGTATTAGAAATACAACTGTTTTACCCTTCTGCCACTCTCGGTAGCCTTTCTCAATCCATTTTGGTAATTCTCGCCCATAAGGTGGGTTAATATAGTTAATCCCCCCAATCGCTGGTTAGCCCATCAATCTTACCGTCCCAATTTGCTGGGCAAGGGTCATGATCAAAATTGAACTCCGAATCAAGTACCTGATAGACTGCTTTTGGTGTTCGCCAATCTATTCTCAATGAGCTAAAATGTGGTTTAGTCATAATCTTCCTTATCTACATAATTTTGCCCAGTTTATTGACATATGGTAGGTCACCCGTAGAGTACATGTTTACGAATCTGTATCTGACGGGTCAATTGGACTTAGGTGTTTGATTGCCCTCTCAACCTCAGCCTCGTTGTATTTATTACCATTTATCTCTATAGTTTCGATTTTGGTTGGGGTTGGCTGTTGAACGGTGCAGCCTGAAACTCTAAGTTCTTCAGCTGTGCGCCAACATGACGCTACTGTCGGTTTAGCTACAGCACTCAAAAGGTAACAACCGTCAATCGCTAGTAACACTGTTTGCGGGTAGTCGAGTTGATTTACGACAACATCACCTTTCTCCATGTTTTTTAATGTCTTTTTGATGGGAACGGGCTCAAGCATTTGATCTGTCCAGCCCTCATCGCGGTGGTTTAACAAATAAGCATCGCCATCGTTATGTATACCTGTAATAACACTGATTTCACCAGCTAAGCGCTCCATAGAGCTTGTGAACAAATACTCACCATACGCACGGTCGACTTCAAGGTCCTTGCGTACCCTGACCTTATCGCCAACCTTAAATCTTGTTGCTGTCATCTATTCTCCTTTCCCGAGCATTAAATTATGATTAGTTGCAAATTTCTGATATAGAGTTTCACCAGTTTGTGTCACAGCATAAGGCAAAAATACCTGTGGAGTTGTGGCCATCTTAGTCTCGATAATCGCTACTTGAGCATCAATCCAGTCTTTCGTGATACGCCAAGCTGTTCGCCTAGCTTGTTCCTCAAGCCGGCGTTGAGACACAACCCGCTGTTTCCTCAAGACCTCAGCGACAGGTCGCCAATCTGTTGGCAATGTAAATGCTAGCGATTGGCCATCAATTTCCAGTTGAAAACTAAGCGCGGTTATATTGCCTGTGTTGTCATATTCACTCATAATACGTCTAGCGCCAACGTAGGCGAGCTTGCCTTGTATTTCACTAATTGTCTTCTCGACCGATATAGACGTTGTGTAATTTTTAAGTGCCATAAATAATTCCTTTCTTTAACCCTGACAGACGGTTCACAGATGATACCGCCTGCCAGGTTGCTATTCGTGTGGGCTGAGGGGCGAGAGTGGATT